CGCCATTGGTCAGTCCTATATCTCTAAAATCTTCCTCTAAATCACCTTCCTCAATGAGATCGAAATCGACTGAGCCTAGTAGCGATAGCCACGTATCCTTATGTTGGTCTTTGTACTTATCAATAGCCTTCTTATCGTCCGGAATAAACCCGTGAGTTGTCATAACGATACGTCCTCTGGTAGTCACACCGCTGATGTGGTTCTTTTCTACCTGAATGTTCGTACGTTTTGCAAACTCTACTTGCTTTCCGTTCTTGATAGCTTTGATCTTAGACGTACCCGGGTTGGTAATATTACCGAAGGTTACTACTAGAGTGGCATCATACCACATCGACATACCTCCCTTATTGAGAATCTTAGGCTGTCCCATAGGAGATTCAGGCTTCATAGTCCAAACCTTGTTGATCGCAACAAGTGTGTTGGTGTACTTAGAAGAAGCCTTTCTCGATAGTAGAATCTTCTGATTAAGGTTATTACCGAACTGGGTAGACATAGCACCTGCGTTCCATTCGTTATTGTTCTTGTTAGAACGAACGGACAGCTCGCACGGTACCGAGCCAATACTATCCCAGAAGAAGCATAGATCGTAAGGTAGGTTACCTTTGTTCTGCTCATCGATAAGATCGGCAATGAATACTGCTACATCTTCAATCGTATTGAGAGAACCTCGATCTGCGTATAAGAAGAAACCCTGATAGTCTTCTATTTCACCATTATCGCCTCTAACTTCTTCGAACTGGAGACCCATCTCCCGGGCATGTTCCCAGGACCACTTCATCTCTGTGATGATGAAGACCGGAAGGATGCCCATCTTCTGGGCGCTTACAGCTGCTTCGATGAGTGCTGTAGTCTTTCCGGTATCACTATGCCCCCGAAGGAGTGTGATATGGCCTGTAGGAATGCCTGGAATAGATGTGATCTCTTGGAATGCTTCCGATAGAGGAATCCATCCCTGATCTTTGAACTTTACAGACGTACTGGCAAAACCTTTCTTTTTCTTGAATGCGCCAAGATTGAAATTACCTTTGACGATATCTTCAGCCTTAGCTTTAGTTTTTGATTTAGCCATTAATCGTTAAAGAGTTCATCGAATTTAGAGACAGGGTCGGACTTTACTGCAGACTTATTTTCTAGAGAGAAGTCAGTGCTTTCTTTTTTCTCCCAAGAAAACTCTCCGGTCTCTCTAAAGTTCCTATCCTCTGCATCCGAAGATGTAGATTCAGTAACCTGAGGGGTCGGTGTTGTCTCTTCATCGTCCGAGGTACCGTTTACGAAGTTATGAAGCTGTCTTTTGATAAAGTCGTAATCGTACTGAGAGAACGATGTTTTAGGTTCTGGCTGTTCTTTCAGCCAAGTCTCTACCAAATTGTTATCGCTGTGCAGCTCTGTCATTTTAGGTTTGATACGTACTGTAGTTACCGGGTAGGGATTACCTTCCGTAACTTCAACTACCATATCGAAACCGTTTACTACGTCTGTGTAGTCTCCGATGTCCTCGTCTTCGGCAAGCGAAAGAAGTGCTTTGTAAACAGTCTTACTAAAGCCCCATAGACGAACACCTTTATCTTCTTCACCGCGTACTACAACGGGTGCGAAAGTGCGAGTCTTAGGAGTAAGCTTGCCTGCCAGAGACCAGTTATCCCGGTCATCTGTCTTACGAAGTTCTTTTACGAACTCTTCGATTGGATCCTGCTTACCAAAATTCGATAGAGCAATCATAGGGTACTTCCCTACACCGTAATGGAATTTAAGCTCTGAGAATGGAAAGGTGGGATCGTAAGCTGACGGTACAATACGAATTACGGATTTGCCGATGGGCGGTTTCCAAAAGATCGTATCGTAATCAACTTTCTCTCTTTGCTGGGAGCTCTCGTTCATAGAGTCCAGCCGTGCTTTAATTGCGTTAAGATCCATAGTATAACTTATTGTTTGTAACTAGTTGATAAGGTAATATAGTACCTTGGATGCTAAAGATCAACTAAAACTCTACGATTTCGTGAAGTTTAGTATTGATTCTCTTTAGCTCGGCTCCTTTAGTCAGAAGAATACAGTTTCTGTAATCATTCCAATTTACTCTAAAGGAAGTGTCTAACTCTCCATCATTCAGCTCTTTAATGAGTTCGTTTAGAGCGTTGATAGTGTAGAGAGTGTTTGATTCTTTTTTCCGGTGTACCAGAATAGTATTCTCAAGAAAGGTAGATACATTTGCCTCATCTACGTTGTAGGTGCACATGTATTCGTTCTGGCTCTTGGAGAAAAGAACAAAAATCTTATTAAATACGATACTGTACTTATCCTTGATGCTCTGAATGGTATTCTCTAGCTCCTCCTCGGTCGTAAAAGTACAGAATAGTTTATTGTTCATATCGTCGAAATTAAACGACTCTTCAAAGTCGTATTCGAAAGAAATGATATTATTAGTTTGTATATCCATTATAAATAGAAGTATCTATTCCAAACAATAGTCTTTGCTATATTTGAACTTGACTGGGTATAAATTGTTCTGGCTTAATAGTGTTTCTAAGGTTTCTAAAAGCTCTTTACCGTCTTCTTTACTAAAATCAAACAGGATAGCATCGTACGTATAGAGAGCTACCTTAGTCTTTTTATCTTCTAAGAAATCTAAAACTTTTTTTAATATAAGAATGTTTCTAGAGGTCTCCAAATTCTGCATGACATAGTTCATAAGCTTCTGAGGGTTCATCTTCTCAAGCTTGGAAGTGAATCTACGTTTCGAAATAGGTGCTTCTACATAACCGGAGTGCTGTAGAGTATCCCATAAATCGTCTATAAAGCTTTGAATCTTCTTAAAAACTTCTAAGTCTCTATATTTTGCAGGAATCTTACCATAAAGTGCTTGAAAGTTAATCTGCTTGGCAGCTGAGTATTCATCGTCAGATATCTCATCTTTTTTGAAGTATAATTTAGCCAGCTGTTTATGCGCACTTTCCTGTGTAAGTTCGTAGCCTATTTGTTCAGATAAAAGTCTAAGATGGTATCCATCAAAGTCGAACTCTACAAAAAGATCGTTTTGAGGTAGGATAGCCTGTCTGTGCTGCTCTTTATGCGGAATAGCTGCATAATTAACGCTATTGAATGCATTTGTTGGTCTAGATGTAACGTTGTATAGGTTGTAGTATGTATACGTTACGTTATCTTTGATATTGTAATCAGGTACTTGAGGAGAAAACAGGTCTATAAAGGACTGATATGCTACTCTAAGCCCATGTTGCTCAGCTTTAAAGAATACTTCTGTACCTACCTCGTTATAAAATTCCCAGCAATCCCATGATTCTATGTTTCTATTGCTTTCTATAACCGGGAGCAGATAGTTAAAGTTATTTTCTGCTCTTTCGTACAGTTTTGATAGCGGAATAAACCTGTTTACCTGATTAGATTCTCTATACTTATTGTAGAAGTGGTTGAAGATCTTTGGTGGATTCGGTAGATTGAGCGTATCTCCGATGGCAAGTGCGTTAAGCAGTTGAATATCCTTCAGATCTTTGCAGTTAAAATGGTACAGAAAAGCTTTCTTATCGTATACGTACTTGTTATTGAAAGAAGAAAGTACCTTCTCGATTATCTCTGCAGGTATATTAAGACCTTCCGGATGATCTATCGGCAGTATAAAACCTTCTGGTTGATCAAGAGGTCTAATGTAGAGAGCAATTGGAGAAGAAAGCTTAGGATGGTATTCGTCAGAGGTTTGAATTACCTCGACGTACGAATCCTTCTCCTTAAAGATTAACAGACGCTTAACCTGTTCGGGCGTCTCTACGATATAAAACATTTATTTAAAACCGTTTTCCTAAATATACGAAAAGTATATTATCGAACAAACTGTTCGGGAGATAGAAAATCGTTAAACCCCGGAACAGCTCTTTCTAATCTATCTATAATATCCTGATTTCTTTTACCCGTGCCGGGGTAAATATAATCACCTACTTTCGTATCTTCAACTGGTCCGATAAGATTCCAGTCTACTGAGGTTCTAGTTATAAACCTAAAATTCTTGAACTTATCTTGGG